GAAACCCCTTATTTCCAAGCGTTTCCCTCAATTCCATGCCATGGAAAAATCTCACGGCCAGCGTCAACTTTCAAGCCCTAGGACAATCAAACCGCCAAGTAACCAAGCTTCAGAGCGTCTAGACATTCCCTAAAAGGGTGAGGGTGATTCAATTAAGCGGAGAGAATAAGAAGAAGCAAAGGAACAATCCAAAGGCATAGGGAAATCCATTCACCTTCTTAAGAGAAACAATCACCGTGCGCATGGCAAAGCAAGATGTTTCGCATCGGTCAGCCTAGGGGAAATCGTAATGTACAGGCTTCCCTTCCGCCTCCGGCAGGATTCTACACATGATCCGCGGATCTTGTAAAGAAGTTTAAGCTGTGAATAAGTGTGAACAATTATTATTGGCAATCCACAAGCGCGAGTCGTTCCATTCGCCAGGTAACATTAGTAATTTAGTAAGGTATTCCGGCATGGCACACCCACAAACCAATCGCATGATTCAAGCGACACATTCAAACGACCGCTTGAACTCCGGCATTGCACGCATGAACACTGTTCGCTTGAACACTATGACAATACATTACCAATCCACTAAGGTATGGGGGGGAGGGGGTCGACTCGGAAAATATTTTTATTATTGCCATCCATCCACCCGCCCCAGAAAAATTGTTACAATTGGGCAGTTCCCGTTCGGGGTTATTTGTGGATAGGTCTAGTGTATTGTGCTTAAATGTGCTAGATAGGTAACATTTGTGTTTATGGTTGACATTATGTGTGGGATTGTGGTAATTGGTTGTGTGAGCGCGAGATGGACTTGTGCTTAGAAACTTATTTATATTATGCCTAGAGGCGATTCATACGATCTGCAAGGTCAAGGCGGTGGACAAGTGTACAACGCTGGCAACAGTGCGGTAGGCCCGTTCCGTTGGGTTCAGTTTGTGAACGACACGGTGTTGAGTGCAATCTCTGCGCCTAACCTTACGGATTCTGGTTCCAAGTTGATTACCATTACGATCCCTGCTGGGTTCGGCCTTGGTGGTACAATCAACAGCTTTACCGTGACATCTGGTGTTGTTATTGGTTACCGCGCATAATGTCGCAGTTCCGATCCACTGGTGGGTTAGATGACGCGATTGCCGCCGATGGTGATCGTGGGTTTGTCGGCGTGAACCAGCGGTTGCAGCTTAACCAGTTGAAGGCTGGGGAGGTTCGTGAGTCCTTGAACGGACGCATGGAGGGTTACTGGAAGCCCCGCAAGGTGGTGGTTTCTAGGACTGGTGCGTTGACCGTTGGTGGTGAGCCATTGCAGTTGCCGTTCTACTTGATCGATGTTGCCAAGACAATATCTGGAGTGACCGTTCCTAGTACTGGTACAATACGAATCACGGTATCTAGTCATGGATTTCCCGCTGGATCATCTGGATGGGCTAGAGTCGCGGGATTGGACGCTGCGGTAAATGGGGACTATTTGCTGTCCTATGTGGATGCAAACACATTGGAGTACACCGTGGCTGGAGTCACATCCGTTACAGATGTTAATGGCACACTTTCCCAGATGCCAATTAACGATTCGGCTAACGCTAATGTCCGAGCCTCCTGCTTGTTCAGCGACCCCAACTCCAACAATAAGGAGTATGTGATTGTAGCGTTGGACACGGTTGCCAAGAAGATTGACTTGGCTGAGGTCGAGGCTAACTCCCTGTATGTTCCAGAGAACATCCCATATCCTGCGGGAACTGCCTTGGGCGCGGACACCGACATGATTCAAGTGTTCGACAAGGTGATGCTATTTAGGGATGGGCAGCAGGCCTTGGAGTGGTATCCTAATGGTAGGCCCATTCTTTCTGCATCACAGAGCGGAACCACTGTTACGATGAGCGTCCGTGAACACGGGCTTACGGCTGGAACATCTGTGGTTGTCTCTGGTCTAACTGGTGGCACTCCAGCCAACGGAACATTTACGGTTCTTTCTGGCGCGGGTCTAACTCAAGACCAGTTCCAATATACCTTTACTACAAGTCAGACCCAGACCTTTGGGGTGACTGCCGCCACCATGACTGACGGATTTACCTTTTCTCCGGGTGGGACTTACACTCAACCACAAGTATTTAACTCTAGCGGTAACCAAGTTTCGGTTTCCAATGGACAGGTCTCCTTAGACCTTAGCGTATCTAACGACACCGTATTTGCTGGTGATGTTATTAGGGTTTACGAAAGCACGGTTCCAGAGTTTTCAGCAATTGTTGGACAAGAATTCCAAGTGTCATCGGCAACGCTGACAAACATTAAATTCTTCGCTCCTGTAGCAAACATCACGGCAAGTGGTTCCACTGGGCAAATTGAGTTCGGTGGAAGGTTCAGCGAGGGTGGTGGGTTCATGCACCAGCCGGGTGCGCCTTGGGGTGTTCACTTCCAACGCCGCCTGTGGGTTCCGTACTACTACGACCAGTCTGGGGCTTACAACGCAGTCACCTACACCGACCGCAAGATCACAGACGAGATTGCCGTATCCGACATTCTTGATACCACCACCTTCGACCAGATCGAAAACCAGTTTCGTGTTTCTGGTGGTACTGCTGACTATGTGGTTGGCATGCATGGGTTCTACGACGATGCGTTGATTGTCCTCAACAGAAACAGCATCCACCAGATTAAGGGGACGCAGGGGACGCTTCTAGACACTAGGGTTACAGAACTAACCTCCGAGGTTGGCTGCTTAGCTCGCAAGTCCGTGGTAATGAGGGCTAACACCATGATGTTCCTGTCGGATGATGGGGTGTATGGTGTGGAGTTCCTAAACGATTACAACCTTCGCGGGGCCGAGGAACCAATTTCCAAAAACATCCAGCCTTACATTGACAGGCTCAACAAGGATTTGTCCAACAAGTCAGTTGGAATCTTGTTTGATAACAGGTACTACCTTGCGGTTCCGCTGGATTCCGCTCCGGGCATTAACGATGCTCGCGGAAACAACTCAATGTTGGTGTACAACTTCCTAAATGGAGGCTGGGAATCGCTAGATACCTTTGGTGACACTAGATTTTTGATCGAAGACCTTATTATTGGTTCAGCGGGGGTAAGAAATAACCTGTATGCTGTGACCGCTAACGGTGGGTTGCACCAATTAGAAGCGTTTGATGACTCTAATGACACTATTAGCGTGTCCAACACTAATGATGTTAAGACATCAGCACCCATTCTGTCTAGGCTGATTACCCGTGGCTACGACCTTGAGACATTGGAGAGGAAAAGGTACACAGACTCGCAGATCAATATGCAGGGGTTGCCCAGCCAGAATTCTGAATACCTAATTGAGTTCGCCGCTGAAGACCCAGACAACTCATCGACTATTGGAACTACCACTCAATTTCTTGATGGACAAGTCTTACAACCAACCGATCCATTGGAGGCTGAAACGGCAAGCATTAGGTGCAGGCTTGGTGGTATTAGAGGCTATACAGGAACCATGATCTTGACAAGGACACAGGGTTCGGCCAAGATAAACTCAATCAAAGTTGCTGGATCAGTAACAAATAGACAAATTATCTCACAGAAATAAGTTATGGGCGCGGTTAATACAACATACACCTTTACTGCTACTGACACGATCACTAGCACGAAGATGAATAATATCATCGACCAGACCACGATGACCGCTGACGCTGTTCTTGGTGGATCTGGAGGAAGTGGTGGTCTGGACATAGCATCTGGCAAGTTGAGCATTTCTGCTAATGCAATTAACAACAGCCGACTTGCGACCAACTCCGTAACTTCGGCAAACATTGTAGATGGAACTATCGTAAATGCTGACATTAACGCATCTGCGGCTATTGCTGGAACAAAGGTTTCGCCAGATTTTGGATCTCAAACTATTACTACTACAGGTGGTGCAGATTTTGCAGGGGGATCATCAAGCTTTACCAATGTTGGATTAAATAATACTTCTGGAGTCCGGACTCAATACTTTGCTAATGCAAATTCAATTGGTGGTTTACAAACACTGAGTTTTCATCCATTGGCGTTTGGTACTAATGACACCGAACGCATGCGCATCACCGCAAGCGGCAATGTTGGTATTGGAACGAGTAGTCCATCAGAAAAACTAACTGTTATTGGTCCATCTGGTGGGACATCCGCACTGTTTAGTGACAGTGTTAATAGCACACTTTCAATTAAACATGAAGCTCCTGGAAATTTACTTACTTATGAAACGAGCGGAACGGCATCGCAAAGATGGATAACAAATGGATCTGAAAAATTAAGGCTTTCGTTTGATGGCAATGTCGGAATTGGGACAGCCACGCCTAGCTCAAAACTACAAGTAAACGGAACCGTAACCGCAACAGCCTTCTCTGGTCCGTTGACTGGCAATGTGACTGGCAATGTGACTGGCAATGTGACTGGCAATGTGACTGGATCGTCTGGGTCGTGTACTGGCAATGCCGCCACCGTAACAAACGGTGTTTACACAACAGGAACCCAAACAATCGGAGGTGCAAAAACATTTAGCAGTGCGATTTTCCTGTCAAATGATGGATTTAGGTTTTCATCAGATGGCGCACAAGACACTGGAATGTCTTGGAATTCAGATGGGGTGATGAATGTTGTTTGCAATGGTCAAGTACCGGGTCAATTTACTACATCTGGTTGGACTGGCAATGCGGCTACTGCTACAACCGCTTCCACCGTAAGCAACTCCGCTATTACCGCAGCCAAGCTAGATGGCAACCAAAGCGGTTCTGCTCCTATTTTCGGAGCAAGAGCGTGGGTTAATTTCAACGGAACTGGAACGATTGCAATTCGCAATAGTGGCAATGTTAGTAGCCTCAGTGACAATAGCATTGGTAATTACAGCGTCAATTTTGCAACGGCAATGTTAGATGAAAACTTCTCGACAGTGGTTACATCTGGTAGAGATGGCAGTAATAACGACTTGCTTCAAACAATTGTGCAACCAGGTTCTGGTGCTGGGGTTCAAGTCCTCTTGTCACAAACAAACACAGGTACAAGCAGAGACGATTCAAATGTAGTTTGCGTTTCAGTTTTCAGATAATATGAGTAACCAAAGAATAATTTACCCAACAGAAGATGGTGGAGTTACAGTGATAATTCCAACATTAGAATATCTTGAAGATCACACAATCAAAGAGATTGCGGAAAAGGACGTTCCGACTGGAGTTGAATATAAAATTGTGGACGTTTCCGAGATTCCGTCAGACCGAACATTCAGAAGCGCATGGGAGTATCAAGTATGAGTATTTCAATTAACATCGACAAAGCAAAAAATATCTGGAAAGATAAATGGAGGGAAGCTCGCAAACCATTGCTAAATGCACTGGATGTGGAATTCGTTCGTGCGTTGGAATCGGGAGATATTGTCAAACAGTCTGAGATATCCGCAAAAAAGCAAGCCTTACGCGATGTGACTCAAACTCCTATTAACGCAACTACACCAGACGAAATAAAAAACGTTTGGCCCAGTTCCCTGAATGGATGAACCAGCACCTAGCAAAAGCAATAGCAATTTATGAACAAGAGGGCATCGACTTCCAACAACTTCTCACATGGCACTTATGTCATGGCGTTGTTGTTTGCGATATGGATTGTTTTGCTATTGGCTTTAGCGTGCTCCGTGAAAACCCAACTCAAGCAGTCCATGTTGACGATGGAGATACATTGTTTGTCACATTCTCCACTGGGGATATGCGCGGGGCATTATCCAAATATATTCAACACTACGACTTCATTGCATTCCAGCGCAGCTTTAAAGGAAGTGATCGCACAAGAGTCCACGACATGTACAAGTTTTATTCAAAGTTAAAAGAAAGTTAATCTCATGGGGAGTAAACCTAAATCAGTTAAAGCACCAAAATTTGACCCAGCTGGCGATTTGTCAAAAATGTTGTCAGCATACCAGCAGTCAATGCCGGGTATCCTGTCATTTGAGCAACAATATCGGCCAGAGTTTCAGAGTCAAAACCTTGCTGATGTGTCTCAGTTTGGACTTGGAATGCTTGGTCTTTCCCCTCAATTTACTCAAGGGGCAGCAGAACAACTTGGTGCTGCGCGTGGGTCTGAGCTTGGTCAAATGACTAGTCAAGCGGGACTTACCCGTGGACTTATGGAGGGTCTTTCTCCAGAGCAAGCAGCGCAAGTCGCAAGCATGCAAGACCTAGCGAGTCAAGCGGCAGGTGCTGAAGGAGCTTATGCTGGACGCATGGGTGAGGCACTTGGAATGTACGGAATCCGCCCTCAAGAGTTTGGAACTACGATCACGGAGTCCAACCTAGCACCTACTGTAACTCAGCGCGGGTTGCTTGGTGAAACCGTTACCCAAGGTGGACTTCTTAGCCCAACCGTTCAAGCCGCAGAGCAGGACGCTGCAATGGCAAACCAGATGGCACAAGAAGCCTATGCTCGTCGCGGGACTCTCTCATCTCAAGAACAGCGTTCGGCGCAACAGACAGCACGGGAGGCTGCACAATCGGCTGGAAGGCTGGGTGGTAATGCTGCAATTGCATCAGAGATCCAAAATCGTGAGGCTGCACTTGCTGGACGCAGGGCGCAAGCGTCACAGGCTGGACAGCAGGCTTTTGAACAGCGTCAGAACCTTGCCAATCTTCGTGCTGCGGAGCAACAAGCATTATTCGGTCAACAGGTTGGGGCAAGGAAATTGCGTTCAGCAGAAGAACAAGCATTGTTTGGTCAGCGTATTGGTGCTAGAGAGCAGGCATTGCAACAAGAACAAGCGTTGTTTGGGCAGCAAGCCACAGGCGCACAGCAAAGAATGGCAGAGCAACAAGGTCTGTTTGGCCAAAGAGTTGGCGGCGCACAGGCTACTGCGGAAATGCAACAGGCTGGACTTGGGCAATTGCAGGACATTGAGAAAATGCGGATGGGCCTTCGAGGTTTAGCTGGAGACGAGGCGATGAGGGCATACCAAGCCGCTGGTGGGTTCTACACCGCACCCGGTCTCCAGCTCCTTGGAAGCCAGCCTCTCTCGTATCAAGTTGGCAACCAAATGATGGGTCTTGGACTCGATGCTATTGGTGCTGGTAGGCCTCAGCTCTTTGATGTTGGATCTGCGCTTAACCTTGGTGCTGCTAACAGGCAGAACGCCGTTGGAGCAGCGTCGGCAAATGCACAGGCAAGCGCAGCTCGTTCTGCTGGCATGATGTCCGCAGCTGGGTCTGTTGTTGGAGCCGCAGGAGGAATAGCAGCAGCCGCACTTATTTAATGACAAAGCTCGAAAAAACAAAACAGCTAATTGCATCTGGCGCAAAACACTTCCCAAAAGGAATGATTTGTTGGTCTGGCGGCAAGGATAGCATGGTTTTGTTGCATGTCATGCGGGACATGGGAATTGAACTGCCATTAGTATTTTTCAGAGAACCATGGCAGCCGTGGAAATACAAGTTCCATGATAAAATCGTGCAGGATTGGGAGTTGCTCGTTTACTCATGGCATCCTTATCAATCGGCCTTTCAACAAGAAGGCGATGAGTGGGAGGTTCAGAATCACTACAGGGTAAACTCAACGATCTTAACTTGCCCAACTGGAATTACCGAACCAACAAGTGATACCAAGTTTGCTTGTGCCTTAGATATCCTTAAGCGTCCAAAGCAGCATTACCTTGAAGTGCCAGCATTTGATTGCCTGTGGATTGGTCATAAAGGATGCGACTCAGACCCAATCCTAGGTGGTGACGCTGGAACAAGAATTGAATCAAGGGTTCTGACCGAGCAAGCCACGATGATGTTTCCACTTCGTGATTGGACCCATGAAGATATATGGGATTACATTGAGGCAAACAATGTTCCATACGATGAGGATCGTTACGAGAAACTCAATGGGGTCTGGGGGGAAAAGATAGACAAACGCCATAATGTTGATTATGTTCATGCCTGTACTAGCTGCATTAATCGAAACCCACAATCACCCAAATTTGTATACTGCCCAAAACTAAGCATGACCATTGAAAATATTTCCTCTCTTGTCCCTTGGGCGGATCAAGAAAAATTAAGTTACATGAAAGACTAATAATATGCCATACGGACAAGGACAAATGCTAGGAGCGGGTGTAGACCCACGGATGTTTGTGCAGGATTACTCTGGCTTCACAAGGGCTGCGGAGATCCAAGCACAGGGAATGCAGAACCTTGGGGCTACCATTGGTCAAGGCATTAAGGACTTTGGAGAAGCTCGCCAAGAGCGCAAGAAGATTGATGCTGAAATTAAGGCTACATCTGCTGGCATTGAGTCTGCAATCAAAATGGGTAAAGACTTGGGTATTGACATCGGAAGTTATTTGTCACCAATCCAAGCTAAAATTAACGACCCCAATACATCTCCAGCGGAGGCATTGGCACTTGGTAGAACTGCTGCTCAAGGAATTTCAAACGCATTCACCCTTGGGATTGGTGCGCAAGATAGAGCTATTCAACAAGAGCGTCAGCGTTCTGAAAATGCTTTTAAGCTGGCTAATTTGGAAGTAGCGCAGCAAAGAGCTAATATATATGGGCAAAAAGCTCAAGCTGAAGCGTCTAAACTCACCAAAGGTACTTTGTCGTTTTTTGATCCAGATACCAATCAAAGTGAGGAAATGGATGTAAACTATGACCCACAAGGTCGCCCTCGCGTAATTGGTACTGGTGAGCTTATTGTAGATCCAGTAAAATTTAAATATGGAGAAGGTGGAGTTGAAAAACTACCAGAACAAAACATTCCTTCAACATCTCAAGTTGATTATAACCAGCTCCCATCTGATGGAAATTGGGGATTCACATCAAAAACACGCGATCAATTGCCAAAATCAACGGCTCAAGCCCGCCAAGTGTCACTTGATTTTAATGCAGCAGCCAACAAGAATGCTAAAGGGATTGAAATTATCATCCCAAATGATGCTAGCAGGATTGAACGCATGGCTGCTGAAGATTATGTTCAGCAAACTCAAAAATACTTCGCTGATCGTGGAGTAGATGTTCCAGTTCGTGGTGTTCGCACGGCAAAAGAAAACGGACGCGGTACACCTGGACGGTTCCACACAGAACCATTTTTTGTGGGCGATACAGCGGCAA